TAAACCTTGATTTATAGCATTGCCAATCGTTGATAGCAACTTTATATTCTCATTTGCTTGTTTTAACTGATTATTTATAGACTGCATTTCATATTTATAACGTGTATTTATATCGTTAAGCTGTTGCTGATACTTAAAGTTCATCACCTTTTCCATAGAATTAGCCAAACCAGCTGTTGCTCTTGCTACCTGATAATCAGGTCTTGTAGCAACAAATGATGTTTGACCAACACTCATAGCAGGCGACGCAAAAACTTTATTGCTATATAAATTTAAACTATTAGTATATCTCATACTATGCTCCTATACAGCCCAAGCACTGCCAAGTCCCCAACTATTTGTATTACCAACTCCACCACCCATTGTGCTATAACCACCAATCATCGGTGATACTGTTGTATACGGCGATGGTGTTAATAATGATGTTAAACCTTTTGTCATATAACCCGTAACACTATTTGTCAATGCACCACCTAAAAACGCTCCAAATGTACTTGTATGATGTGGTTTTGGTGGTGCAATCGGTTTAACAGGCTTATATAATTCCGCTTCTACTAATAATTGCTTTTGCTTTAATTGTCCAGCTAACAAGCTATACTGTGCCTGTCTTGCATAATTAGCCGCCATTTGCGCATATCTACCAGCTGCAACAGATGCTTTAGTGCGTATTGCGTTAATCCTGTTTTCCATATTTCTATTTAAGTTATCATAACTTTTAGCATACTCATTCATTTGGTCGACAAGAACCATCATTGGCGTTCCTACAAACTCAACGCCGTGCGACGCATAATATGCCATCAATGTGCCTTTTTTAAGGCGTTCTTGTCTTAATACTGCGTCTTTTTGTTCCCGTGTCTGTTCGGCAATCTCATTAACGGCGGCTTGTGCTTCTGCCATTATTTCGGCAATAGCCGACTGCGCACTTGCGGCATTTGCCATAGCGGCGCTATATGCTTCTTGCGATGCTAACGCTGCCGCCTGTTGTTTAAGTGGCAATACTTTATCTACATAATATTGATAACGTTGCTGTTGAAGTTGATATTGTTGCTCTTGAGCACTTAATTGTGCTTGATACTGCCTGTCAGCGGCTCTATTGAGTGCGTGAGCTTGTTCGGCCGCAGATATTCCACTACCAAGTGCCGCTCCTATACCTGCGCCTATAGCAGTTCCAACACCAGGTATAACACTACCAACAGCCGCTCCTACAGCACCGCCTACTGCACCAAGAGCTTTACCAACAAAAGTATGCTTACTCACTTCTACCCCTAATTATCTGATACATCAAGAATACAAGATATACCCAAAATATTAAACGGAACAGGGTCAGTATGCTTCATAGCAATTGACGCATTAACCCCATAACCTTGTTTAAAAATTATATTCTTAAAACCCGTAAACAATGGCACTAACTCATTCATATTATAAGATAATAATCTATAAAATAAAGTATCTGTATTATCAAAACTAACACCTATTTCCCCACCCATAGAATTAAGCAAATTCAAAGTTAAATAGTTTATTTTCTTTTTCACATTTATTGTATTAACACCATCACCATAAAATTCAATTGGCAATGTTTTGATATATGTTTCATACGGTAATCCATAAATAATTTTTTTTGCTTTCCATTGCAACTTTATTTTTCCATCAGTAACAATAACATTCGGATGTATACCTGTATCAGTTAATATAGATAATTCAGTACCATTAGGTAAATATGGTACGTTTATTTCATCTATAGCAATAAATTCATCTTTATACGCACCACCACAATCTACATAAAAACTATCAAAATAATCATCGGTTTTTTCATTGTCAAACGCTTCTATCATTATACTATCGCCACGCTTAACCGCAACATAAACTCTATCGTAAGACTCTGTTATTGCAGGTATAGACGCCATAGTTAAAAATATTCCATTTGTCTCTATAGTATGCCAACCAATCGTCTTTTGTGCTGGCTCATAAGTAAGTATCTTAATATCGCCTTTAGTAGTTAAAAACCAAATACGACTATACGGTTGTTGTTGATACACTACAGAAACAACGCCATCTCTTAAAATATCATTATTAAGTATTGTTGTGTCTTCTGACTTATATGTATCTGTTAAATAATCATACATCATTACATAAACTTTAGTTCCATATCTTTGAATATAAACCGTTTGATTGCCTATTGTTACAGGCTGTATGTGTGCCGAACCTATACTACTTTGTTTTGTTACATTTATACTTGTTGGCGTTATTCCATTTGTTCCACCCGTAACAACAAATTCACTACCTGCTGTGCCTATTAGCAATTTATTTAAACCATTTATCCAACGTATCTCATTATTTTCTTGACTTGCTACAGTAAACATATAACCCGAGCTGTCTGTAGCGCCTACTGTTAAATCCTCAAACGCCGCAGAATTAGATGCCCATATTGTCTGTCCGTGATTACTAAAATTAGCAAGCAAAAGTCTATTATTATAAAATGAAACAACCGAAGGATAAGGATTTTCAAAGTTGTAAAAATTCACTTTCACAGGCTTATTTTCGTCCAACGCTTGGTCAAATTTAACATATAATCTGCCTGTAGTATAATCTATACTATTAGTTGACGTTATATGATTTGACGCTGGGAATTTACCATTGCCATCATCTGTAACAGTATGTTCTGTTCCACCTACCGTATATGTTAATTTAACTTTGTTAGGTTCTACAAAATCAGGTGGTAATTTAGCTTCAATATCAGCTTTTGCACCATCACCATAGATAACTATAAAATCAGTTATAAATGAAACATCATCAATAGACCAATCGCCTTCATCGTGCCTTATTATTTTTTGGATTGGGTGATTTTTATGTGCAAGATACATAATATCATCTTTTTGAATATACTGTATCTCATTCAAATCATCATCTTTTGTATATGGCATCGATATATAATAAGGCAATTCTGTTGATGTATCCGCTACAAAAGCATCTTTAGTTAAAAAATAAATCCTATTATCATTTACATCACCACCGTGAGAAACACATAACATTAAAACATACGCTTGAGTTTTACTATAAACAAACGGTATAAACCTAACATTATCACAATTAGCTGTTGCTATATATTTAGTTCCTGTTCGTTTCTTAACATTACCAAATGGCGTTATTAAAGCATTTTTACACTCTGCTAACGAATTCCTGTAATATGCGTTATCAACTCCACCGTATGCTTCTTGACATATTTCACCTATAGAAAATCTATTCAATAATACAGGTATTCTATTCATCGTCCCTCAAGCCATTCTGAACGATATACCATTTTGCCCGGCGTTCCTTGTTGCGCATCAAAAGCTTTAGCTTTTTGCAAAGCAATGGTATATTGATTATACATCAACTGCACCAAATCCGTTCTACCAACCAATGATATAGATAATTCCGAAGCAAGTTTATATTTTAATGCTTCAACAAAATACGGCGGATACTTATTAGCGTCTTCAAGATAAAAAACATATCTCAAATAAGCATTTTCATCGTTCGTATATATTTTGCCATCTTGGTCAAGATATTTTATCTCGTAACCATTTACATCTATAACTTCAACTATTTTAATTATATCCGATGGTTTTGAGTAGCAATACTCATACATATCCGATAAATCATTGTTAGTAAGTAATGGCAATTTCTTTATTTTAATAGCAAAATTCCATCTATGTTCTGATAATAAAAATTGTAAAGTAGTATCATATATTTGTTTGGCTTTTCTTGCTTGTTCTATTTCCTCATCAAAGGAAGTGATAGGCGAAACACCTATCACTTGGAGGGCTTGATTGACTATATCAACGTTAATCATTGATATTTACCTATAGTCTCTCGCAATCTATTTCAACCACCCTTCTTTCATCCATCCTTGTTGCACCAGCACCTATCTCAATAAATACTTCCGTTGCAAAGTTCCTCTCTGGGTTCTCTGTTACTCTAACTTTCGGTGCTTCGGTCATAGCAAGTAACAAGCCTTCATACGTCCAGGCAAAACAAATATTATCTGTGCCTTTCGTATCTTCTGCTGTCTTGGTAGCTAATCTCTCACTTCTAATAAACGTAAAGCCCAAAAATGTATTTATCTCTCCTCTAACAAGAGCTTTAACTGTATCATAATCAGCACTCGTTACTTCTGTAGTTTTTAGCAAATCACTAAACTGTCTTGAAGTCATTGCTAAAAATCTTGGTTCTTCAGGGTCAACATCTGCGGCGTCAAGTATTTCTTTAGCCTGTATCAACTTATCAATAGTCATACCTTTTCCACCATCAGTAATTATATTACTTGATGGCAAAGAAACGGCTGTTGTTCCTGTCTTGCCAGCATAAGCTGTTCCTGTTGCGGCGGCTATAATAAGGTCATCTAAACCCCTTGTGATAGCCCAAGAACCAGCCTGAACGTAATGCGACGTTGGGTCAACAAGCATTCTTGCAACATCTTTACTCTCAATTAAATCTGCCCATCTCAAAAATACTTGAGAAACTCTTCTTCTCGTAAATTCTGTATCAGTATAAACAGTCGTTGGATGCATATTCCCAGCTGTAAAATCATCAGTTACCTGTGCGGCTGATACACTTGAGATGGTATCAAAGAATCCCTCTTCGCCTCTCAAAACCTCTTCCCTAACAGCACCCCTAAATCTCGAACCCTTTTGCTGAACTGCAAACATTATATTATCGGAATACTGTTTTACAAACGTGGTATCAATATAACCCATAAGACAATCTCCTTATTTTATTTTTTGTAGTTAGACATAGTGCCTATACCTACAGATTGTCTTCACTATGGAAGGTCTGCTAACAGTAAACCGAAATAATGTAGGGCTGTAGAGGATACAGTTATCCTACAATAGTTTACTACATATAGTATATATCAAATAAATTACTTTGTCAAGTATATAATACAAAAAAATAGGCGGGAATTTCTCCCGCCTACGGAGGCGTTACGACAAGAAATCGGTGCTACCGAGGGTTAATGAAAAGGAAAAGGAAAAGGAAAAGCCTAAATCTATAATTATACTATAAAATTCTATTTGTGTTGTCAAGTATTTTCTTTGCCATAAATTATTTTATATAAATCTTCTACTGCCTTAACTGCGTTATTATGTTCTGGGTGATACTTATCGTAATACGGATGATTTCTATCACCCATTATTCTTGACAACTCTGCTTTAGCATCTTCAACCTTAATCTGTAATGAATTCGGATTGTCTATAAAGTTATTGCCATCGATAGTTAAATTACCCATTTTATACATAAAATCTATAAACTCTTTATTTCTACCCAATCCGCTTTGGTCTATCAATGCTTTTGTTTCATCACTAAACTGATTGTAAACAGCTGAAGCCTTCTGCATACGCTCTTCAAACGCATCTCCCCATTCCTGTTGCAATGCTTGAACAGTTTTTTCCATTTCTTGATTAGCCATTGCTTCATACTGTTGCTTTGCCGCAATAGTATCTTCCGTATACCAATTTAACAACTCACTTGCCTGTTGCTTGTTTAAACCTAATTTATGCAACATACCTTTAAGATTATTTAATGCTTCATCGTTACCTTGATATATTTCTTTAGCTAATACTTCGGGTATTTCATACTCATTTGGGTCTTGTGGTCTACCCAAAGCATCATAAACTACCTCATAATCTTCTGGTTTTTCTGGTATCGGTATACGCTGTTTACCTAAAAGCTTTTCAAGATTAAGATAACTTTTCGCTAAATCCTGCGGATTTTTAAACTTCTGTATGCTTGGTTCATTTGCATATTCTCCAAATATTTGTTCTGGAGATATTTGCTGTGGAGATACATTACCATTACCACCGCCATCATTCGGACTATTCTCCGTCGTTGTCGTCGGTTCTTGCAACTGTGGATTGTCTGCTTCCATCTAACTTGCCCTCCTTCATTTTTTCTAAATAATTATATACAAACCGTTTGCCTTCATTGAAATAAGTTAAGTAAGGGTCTGGGTTCATAATGGTTAAGCTATCAACTCCGCATATCCTACGCAATAATTTGTCAAACTCTTTACCATCTTTACCGTCAAAAATCCTACTAACTAACGCTTTTTGGTCAATCATCTACCCTCCCTGCTCTATCTTTTTAGCCATAGCAACATCTTTTTGAGCACCGCTTGACTGTTTGATAGCCTTTGCATTATCAAGTAATGCTTGAGCTTTTTGTTGTTGCTCAATAGCTTTAGCTCTTTGCTCTCTCTCATTATTAACTGTATCCATATCAACAAACATAGGCGATGGAACAGATAGTAAATTACCTATTTCCCTAATGAAGTAATCAGTATTTATATTGTCAAGTATTTCAGGCTTAAGCTGTGCTATTTGTAACGCCGTATTCATAGTTTGTAACATACCATTGAATTTACCCGCTTTTTGTGCTTGTGCTAACGGTGATAAATAATGAATATCCAAAGCACCATACGGATTTATATTAAACGGATTGGCAACTATACCATACTTAAACATTATGTCCAATACCCTACGTATTAACGGCGTTAGCAATTCGTGCGTAATTCTACCAACCACAGTCCCAAGCAATAACATCTTTTCTTGAGCCCTTTGCATAACTTCTGTTGCTGTCATCGTATTATCTTGCAACATCATAAATAAGTCTACAAAATACGCTTCTTGTATATTTTGCGTTACCTCTTCTTTAGCCTTAATACCTGCCGATATATCACCTACAGTATATAATGGCTCTGCCTTATCCTTCGGGTCTGACGTTAATCTATAATTTAAACCACCAGGCGTTAAATAAATAGGCTCAATATAACCATCATACGGCAATGACATCGGCGGATGCACTGCCGCTTCTAATGCTTCAGTTACAGATTTATCTATCCTATTTAATGTTTTAACATCAGGCAATGCCACCATTGATGGCGACGAACCATATAGATAATTATTCTTTTTACTCCAACGTGCTATTATATACGGCAACTCTGGCGTATTGTGTATTTGTTGAGATACTATTTTCTTGCTTTCTTTCTCAACATACACATCTTCTGTCATAACCGTTCCATCTTTATTACGCACTTTATGAGCATACAAAATAAAATCAAACCGTTTATTCTTATTCTCTGGAGAGTTACTTTCAAGTGCTTTTTTAATCTTATCACTTACGGCATTACCAAACTTTTCTACCGCTTCTTCTGCTGTTAGTTTAAATAATATAAGAACTTTAGTTACCTTACCATAAACATCTTCATCAAAAACAAAATTTCTTGGATGATATGAACTAAACTTGATAACATTCATTGGGTCAAATTCACTATATAACAATGCTACACCATAATGAACAAAGTTCTCATAAACCATAGCCATTGTTGTATAAAAGTTACTATTGAATAGAACGTATTTAGTTACTATATCTAAACTATTTAACCAATCTTGAAAACCTTTATCTTCATTTACATTATTAGCCGCAAGCATAAACCAATCAGAGCTTGGATTAGTTAAATGAGAGTATAAACCCGACGCAAGTATGGCAGACGAACGAAACGCTGTATTATTGTAAATATCCTTTTTAAGTGTATATGCTTTAGTCGCTGTTGTATTATCGTTAGGATTTACACCAGCCATACAATATTTCTCTACATCATTCCATATACCTTCCATTGTTGAGCGTTTAGCCGCAAGCGTATCGTATTCTTGAACTATATGAGTTCCATTTATCTTATTCATTGTTTACCACCTATAGTGTATGGCAAAGGTAATCTTTTCATATTATAATTTGGTAATGGTAATCTTTTCATATTATAATTTGGTAATGGTAATTTTTTCATATTATAATTTGGCAAAGGTAATTTCTTATATCCACTCTTAAAAACATTATGTGTTAGTGAACCTTTATTATTGATATTAGTATTAGTATTAGCATTTCTACTTCTAAACATACTATAATTATTATTTGACACATTATTATTTGCAGTATTACTATAATTTATATTTGCACCTTGTGAAGTAAAACCCCAACTACCTGATGTATCATTTGTTGAAACTGTAACACCTTCAGGCTTTGATGTAGTATTTGTTGTTTCTGTTTTTTTCTTTTTATATCTACCTTCATAATAACTTAACGGTTTACCTGTTGTTGAACCTAACCAATCTAAAAATGGGTCTCCAATATATACATCTCTATTAAAAGGACAACTCATTTTAACCTCCTATAACACATATTGTTTAGTTATTGTTGTCTTGTGTTTCTCTAACCAATCCAACCAATTACCCAATAATGACCAACCAAACATATCTTTATCACCTTTTAAACCAACATATTCAGTCTTTGTCGGTTTGGGTAATTTTTTTAACAAACTACCATCTGTATAATGTTTTTTAACTTCAGGTTTAACTTTAATAACTTTAACTATTGTTCTTGTTCCTCCTCCACCACCAAAACCAAAACCTAAACCGCTATTACCACCACCACTATAAACATTATACGTAGCATCTATTTTTGTGTTATATACTGTTGGCTTAGTATTATCTATTTGAGAACGTGAATAAATAAAACCCTTTGTAGTAGTTGACATAGGTGTACTCGTTGTAACAGATGAAGATGTATAATTACTGTAAGATGAACCAGAACCAGCAACCGACACACTCTCGCTTCCACCGAAATAATATGTGCTTCTTGGTGTTGCCATTACATCACCGCCTTTCTTTGAATATTATTATGAGTTTTGCGAAACCCACCAACAGGAACATTAGCTATAGCATTAACCATTTGCAATGCGTCCATTAAATCGTCGTGCTCAGATTTCGCACCCTCTTTAGTAAACATTAACAACTCATTTTCCAATTCCGATAAATAATCAGCCCCTTGTTTATGGAATATAGCCCCCGCCGCATAAAGCGGTTGTAAACCCGAATATATACGCATTTCTTTTGAGCCTTTTGGTTGAACCATCTCAAGTGTGAAAAACATATTCTCATCTAACATCTTTTTCTTTAGCATTTTCTCCATAGCCGCTTGAAACGCAACCTTTTCAACAGCTACTCGTTGCGGTCTAAACTGTCTAACATGCTCAAATATTTTATTCATCGTAACATCTAAATCACTCGTCCTAAAGTAGTCAAGTCTCTCTATAAACCTTATATTCTGTTCCGAAACCGCTATCGTAACAACAACCGTATAGTCAGCACTTTCTTTTTCCGATATTGCCAAATCCACCGCTGTATAGTAGTTATACTTACCTTCTGGCAATTTCATATAATAATTAAAATATGATTTCTTAAACACTTGCAACTCTTCCGCTACCGACTGACACATACGCTCTCTTAACCATATATCAATTTTACCAGCTTTATTATATGCTTCTTTTTCTTTCATTAAATAGTCAACAGTAAACTTCTCAGGCCACACAGCCCTACCATCTTTTATAGCAGGTATACGATAAAACTTAAACCCGAAGTCTCTACCAACTTTACCCAAACGCTCAATAATACATCTATCACCCAAGTTATTACCTATCATAAACACTCTTGATTGTTTAGATAACATATAAACATCGGATAAAAACCAGTTCCAATCTCTATCGCTTAATGTATCAGACCTAACATCATCAACCGTCTGAACGTCATCCATAATAACTATATCAGGACGCCTGTTCATCCAAGTTAAACCCCTAATGCTTGTTCCTTTACCATAAGCTTCTATACGAACCCTCACACCTTCTTTAGTTAATACATCGAACACATCACCCTGAGCATACACCTTCTGAACATTAGCTGACATCAACTTATTATTGAGATACATATCCCTAATATCTTTAAGCTTTTGTTTTGCACTATCGTCATTATCTTTTAACATTACAATATATGAACGATTATAATTAGGAAATGTTAAATAATAAAGCGGTAAACCGTAAACAACATAACTCGTCTTTGCACTTTCTCTGAAACCTTCTACAGCTATATTCTCTGAACTGTTTAATAATAAATCAGATAACCAATAGTGGAATTTCGCTGGCTTGACAGGGTCGGTAATAACAAACGCCGACAAAAAGCTGACAAGCGATTTTGAGGCATTTTGGTAAAGCTCAACTATCTCTTGCTTATTCTTCATTGACAACCTCTACGTCTTGAGCTTGCAACGCCTGCTTTTTGGCTTCAATAATATCTGACATTGAAATACCGACAACAACAGTGTTATCGTGCCAACCGAAGCGAGACTTCATAAGGTTGATTAAGAAATTAGCATTAACATCTTTGTCAAATATGCCAAGCTCTATGAGCTTATCCTCACGAACCTTTTCAACCTCAGCCCATAAAGCTTGAAAATCTATTGTATTATTTAACCCCGAGAAATTTTTCATAAGGTAGTCTTTAAAGTTATAAGGGTTTTTAATACCTTTCTCACGGCAAAATGATGAGTATGAAACATTGTGTTTGTCTTTAGTTAACCAATCTTTGTAGTCTTCAATAAAAGCTATAACATCATCGTTTGTAATATCAGATGGTAATTTAGTAACGTATGATGGTTTAACAATGTTAGACTTACTCATATAAGTATTATATAGCAATTTGGTGCAAAAGTCAAAAAATTTAGTGGAGAGACATTAAAGAGAAAACCTTCCCAACTCATTTTTGGGTATCCCCTCTCCCCAAAAAGAATGCTTTAATCACTTCTGTAACAAAATCATATCATTTAACACTTCAACTGATTAACAATCAAAATGCCCAAGTTTACATAATGCAAATTATCAGAACCATTATATCGGATATTGGCATAAATAATATTGATATAAATAATATGGGTAAATGAATAATAGGTATAACAAAGGTTTGATAATGTACAAGCTGTGCAATGTGTGCAGGGTGTGCAGGGTGTGCACAAAACACTGCACAAAATATACACAAACCCTGCACAGCGAAAAACGGCATAGAAACAACAAAAAATGAAAAGTGTGCAATATTTTGTGCAATGTGTGCAGGGTTGTGCAGGGTAGGTTGCACAAAAACTACACACCGAAAACGGCGTCAGAATAGGATTTTTTGGCAATATATAGTATTTTGTGCAGCAAAACAGGGTTTTTCCTATACCTTTTCCCTTTTTTTCTCTCTTTTTTCCCTCTCTCTATTCTATCCTATATACACTATTTCTATTTTTCTTTTCTACAAACTAAAGGAATATATTCTCTATTTCTTACACAATCCCCATTTTCCTTGTCTCTATGCGGTTTTTCTATGTGCAAGGTAGGTTGCACAACCCTGCACAGCCTGCACAAAAAATAAACATTTATTTAACTTATTTCATATTCTTTTATTTTATTAATTTTATTTTAACAAATATCAACTACTTTTATTTTACATTTTTACTAACCTTCATTTCATTTATTTTACAATATTTTATTTTATTAACCTTTATCTATTTTTTGTGCAACTAAAAAAAGATACCCTGCACAGAAAAATTTCAAAAAAAACAAAAAAACACTTGACAAACTAAATAAATAGTGTTATATTATAATTAAGGATTTAAAGAAGGAGGTTGCTATGGCAAGAATAGTTTTTGAAACGGAAAAGTTTTTGATTGAGGAAAAAGGTAACGGCTGGTATGTACTGACTATCAAAAAAACAGGCGCAACAAAGGCATTGCGCCTAAAAAAGGACGAAGCTAAAAGAATGCTCAAAGAGATAGAGCATTCTCTTGAAAAGTTTCATTATTGGTGGGGTTAATAAACTCCACCGTGCTATCATTATTTTTAAAGGAGGCGTAAAATGCAAATAAAAATTAAAAAAGTGATTGAATGTGTGAGGCATTACAAGAAGGCAAATGATGTGAAACGATTTAAAAAATTTATTTTAGAGGATATTGGACATCCTAACAATGTAAGAGGACTAACGCTTGAAGTTTACTTAATGTTAAATAGAAAATTTAATAACATTATGATTGACGAATACAAAGAAATAATTGAAAACGTTTAAATTTTAAAATGGAGGCTGTTATGAAAAGGTTATTGGATTTAATCGATTGGGAAAGGGAAAATGAGGAAATTACAAAAAAAGACTTTTTTGAGGTTTGCCAAAAACTTTGCGAACTTACAGGTAAAAAAGGTATACATCTTTATGATGAGAATGACGATTTAGGGAATGTTGTTGCTGAAATTTATTTTAAATCTGATGGGGAAAATCCTTCTTTAGTAAAGCTTGACCCTTATTGCAATAAATGGAAAGAAATAGGTCAATCGTATTTCAAAATTAACAGAATGCCTAAATATTTAGAAGGGTTAGAACATTTTATCAATAATCAAATAGTTATAAGAGAAAAAACTAAAAAAAGCGTTGAGAAATTAAAAGAGCTTAAGAAAGTTTTTAAGGAGGTTTAATGTTACTTAAACATCAAAAGCAAGGCTTAGAATTAGCTCAGCGACACAGTCGCTGGGCGTTCTTCTGGGACACTGGAACAGGAAAAACGCTTCTTGGCTTATCTATCGTAAAACAAAAACTACTCAAAACGCTTATCGTTGCTCCTAAAATATTGCTAACGGACGCTTGGCTTACGGATGCGCAACAGTTTTATCCTACGTTGTCGCAAAATATAGTTAATTGGCATACCATAAAGAACAAATACGATAAAAAAAAGACTGTAACGGACGCTAATATTTTGCTTATTAATTATGAGTCGCTCTTAAGCAACAAATGGATTTTAACTGATGTTGATTGGGAAATGCTAATATTGGACGAAAGCCAAAAGATTAAAAACCCTAAAAGCAGTATAACAAAACTCATACTCAAAAACGCAATAGATATTCCCTACATTTATTTATTATCTGGAACACCCGCACCAAACACAGAAATGGAGTATTATCCACAAATCCGTTTGTTAATGCCTGACAAAATAGATAAAAGCTGGTTTAAATTTAGACAGCAATGGTTTAGACCGACCGACCGTTACGGTTGGAAATGGAAACTTAAGGATAGAGAGAAGTTTTTAGGATTGTTACAACAATGCAGTAGCGTTGTTAAAAAAGATGATGTTTTAGATTTAAAAGGACAGTTCTACAGAGATATTCATTATTCATTTACGCAAACGGAAGCTAAACACTATAAAGATATGCTCAAAAAGATGTTGATTGAAATTGATGACAACGAAATATCAGCATCGCAAGCCATAACTAAACTTATGAAATTGCGACAAATAACAAGCGGTTTTATCTATAATGATAATGGAAAGCCTGTTATTTTAGGTGATAGTAAATTTAAGGCACTACAGCAAATGTTAGAAATATTAGGCAACGAACAATCTATAATCTGGATACAATATGATTACGAAGCAGAACAGCTATCACAATTGCCAAATAGTGCCGTAATAACAGGTAAAGTATCCGACAAAGAACGTCAACGGACGCTATCGGAATTTAGACACGGTAATATACAGTATTTGATAGCGCATCCGAAAACAATAGGACACGGCGTAACACTTACAAACGTAACAAAGGCTATTTATTACTCACTGTCATATTCTTACGAAGAGTTTAAGCAATCGCAAGACCGTATTTACAGATACGGACAGGATAAAGCGGTAATTTATTACATACTTAAGAATGAAAATAAAAAAATTATTGATAATGTGATATTTTTTGCTTTACAAAATAAAGAAACTATGTTAAACTACTATTTAGACGCTTTAAGAAATAGCGTATAAACAAATTAAAGGAGGTGTTATGATGCAAGAGAAAGTTAGGCTTATTAACAAGTTAGATTTAAGGATTAAAGAGCTTGAGAACGATGTTAAAGCTCTCAAGAAAGAAAAGGAAATCCTGTCTCAAGAATTGTTTAACGAAATGCAAGAGCTTGGTTATGACAAAATAACCGTTGACGGTGTAACGGTTTACCCGAGAACTGACGTTTATATTAGCATACCGAAAGATAATCAAGAAGAGGCGTTGGAGTGGTTAAAAGAAAACGGTTTTGGTGATTATATTACTGAAACTGTAAACGCAAGAACATTAACATCGGTATTAAAAGAGGAATTAACCGACAATCCGTTACTTGAAGACGAAATAAAAGAATTGTTTAATGTATCAAAGAAAAATAGAATTGGCATAAGGAGGTAATATGCCTGAAAAAAAGAAAACGATTTACGACGTTTTAGCTGAAGTTCAATCAAAACTTAACGTTCCTAAAAACAAATATAACAGTTTTGGCGGTTACAAATATCGTTCGTTGGAAGATATATTTGAAGCCGTTAAAAAGTTGCAACAGGAATTAAATTTTAACCTTATTGTTGCTGATGATATGGTTATTGTTAATGACCGTATCTATGTTAAGGCAACAGCAACGTTTATGTATAATGGAGAGAGTATAGCTGTATCAGCTTTTGCGAGAGAACCAGAGATTAAAAAGGGTATGGATGTTGCGCAGGTAACGGGAGCATCAAGCAGTTATGCAAGGAAATACGCATTATCAGGGCTGTTCTTGCTTGATGACAATCAAGACCCAGACGAAACTAATACAGAGACACAGGATAAAGTAAAAAAAGATATACCAAAAAAGGAAACGAAACAAAAAAACGAAAAGTGGGATAACAAGCAATTTTTAGAGCTAACAAACAAACTAATAAAAGAACGCAATATATCAGATAACGCTTTAAAAATTGTATTAGAAATGCACGGCTTTAAGACGCTTGAAGAGATAAACGATAAAGAAAAGGCAACAGAAGTTTACAAAGCCATAAAAACTATGAAAGTTGAGGAAGCAAAATGAACTGTAAAGTAATTGTAAATGATTGGATTGTCAGCGGTAATATCGTTGGAATTAACGATAACGGTTATTTAGTGGATACAGGTGAACAACTTGTAACTACAGATAAGGTTTTCAAAAGTTTAACTGAAGCAATAAAATATCAAATGGAGGTTATAAATGGCTAATTTAAACAAAGTTTTGTTGATTGGTAATGTAGTAAGAGAACCAGAGTTAAGGCAAAGCAAAAACGGTGTGGCAATAACTAATATTACACTTGCCATAAACACTAAACGTAAAGACAGCGAGGAAACCTATTTCGCAAGTATAGTAGCTTTTGGCAAGCAAGCAGAGCTAATATCACAGTATGTTAGCAAAGGCGACCCATTGTATTGTGAAGGCAGACTTAAACGAGATGAATGGGAAGACAGCGAAGGCAAGAAACAGCATAAAACCACTATAATATTAGAGGGTTTTCAGTTTTTAAAGGGAAATAATCAGAAACCGAAACAAAATAACGGTAGTGAAGAAGATATACCGTTTTAGACAGAAGTGAGCCAAGAGTTGATAGGTAACCAGAGAGTTTAAGTGAACTAAAATACGCAAGACAACCAAAGGCAATAAGTGAACCATAAGCGGTTAGACAACCATACGAAAAAAGTGAACCACGCTAATGAAGACAGCCAGATGTTAGGAGTGTAAATTATGCTTGAGAAAAACATTCAACGCAAGATTTTAGCTTATCTTAAAACTTTACCCTGTTGCCACTGTTTTAAAGTGGCGCAGGGTGCTTATTCAACAGCAGGCATTTCAGATATTTTGTGTTGTTGTAATGGGAAGTTTGTAGCAATTGAAGTTAAAAACGAAAAGGGTAGACCAACGGCGTTGCAAACAAAGTTTATTGAAACTATTATTAAATGTAACGGCACTGCCTTTATCGCAAGGAGTGTCGATGATGTTAAAAATATTTTGAAGGGGGTATGTGATGGCTAATTTTTCAAGTGTAAAGATAGATAAGGATAAGATTAGAAAACTCTTTATTGAAAAGAATATGACTATACACGATTTATCAAAAAAGCTTAATCTATCCGAAGCTACAATTTATAATTACTTTCATAGAGGTAGTATTAGAATCAAAACAGCTAATAAAATAGCTGATGTTTTAGGGGTAAAAATCGCTGATATTATAGAGTAGGTGCGTTATGGCAGAATTTAGTAAGTATGAAAACAAACGTATTTTTGAAGAGCTGTTAGGTATTACACTATTAGATGAACCGCAACAGCTAATAAAGTGTCCATTCCATAAGGATACTAATCCATCATTCAGCATTAACATTGAGAAGGGTGTTTACAATTGTTTTAACCCAGATTGCGGTGCTCACGGTAATATCTACACACTTGCAAAACATTTCGGTAAACGTATAGATGATTTTGGTAATTTAATAGACGAAAATAGTAATGACACAAAGCCAAAATCAAAACCTAAAACAAACAGTCCATACACATTATCTGATTATGTTAAAGAAAAAAAGTTAGACGAAAAGTTTTTACAAAAAACATTTAAACTATCATCAGATAACAATGTAGTAATGCCATATTACGATGTTAATAATAAGTTTCTTTACAATAAATACAGAAGCCACAATAAAAGAATGTGGAGTGATAAAGGCATTAAACCGCAACCATACGGATTGTGGTTATTACCAAAAGCAAATAAAAAGACTATTTGGATAGTTGAGGGTGAAAGTGATACCCAGACATTATGGCAAAACGGTATTCCAGCAATAGGTTTTCCCGGCGCTTCAACGCCACATCATACATTTTTTGAAAACATACAAGATTTTAATACAATAGTTATAGTATGTGAAAGTGATGAGGCAGGTGAAAAGTTTATTACCAATATCTATGAAATAATGAGAGACTATTACCACGAAAAGCTTATGGATATATACATAATATTCCCTAAAGATATAGGCAAAAAAGATATAAACGAAATATGGCAAATCAAACCCGAAAAAGATTTCTTTAAAAAGAAATTAGATATACTCTATGCAATTAAGACAAATATAATGGTAGTTTATGACCAAATATCTCAAAAATCAAAGTGGTATGAGCCATCAATCCGAACTATGGCTATTGGTTTATTACCGAAATTAAATGTTGTTTATAAAGACGATATGCTTTATAAATGGGATACCGACAAAAAAGAATACAAACGTATTAAAAATCCAGAACACTATTATAAAACATTTTTAACAAAACGAGGTATAAATATGCCAAACAAAATGAACCAACTAAAGACACAGTTAGACACATTTGTTCAAATGAAACAAGAACTTATTGTTCCTGATGTTAAATATGTTCATTTAAAAAATACGAGTGTTAATTATGAAGACTTAACAACTAAACATTTTGATGAGCGTTATTTTATTATTAACCGTATACCATTTAATTATAATCCGAATGCTAAAAGCTTTATAATCGACAAACTTTTTAACGATTGGGTAGATAATCCAAAATTATTATATGAGATTATAGGTTACTCACTTATCAAACATTATCCTAAAAACAAATGGTTTATCTTATACGGTAAAGGCGGTAATGGTAAAACTACATTCTTAAACCTATTAGACAAACTATTATGTGGTATTCATAAACAGGTAAACAATGTTGCTCACGTCGGATTGAATGAATTGTTAAACGATAGATTTGCACCAGCAAGGTTGTTTAATAAGCTCTTAAATTCCGCTGGTGAGATAGGTTACGATAAGTTGATAAATACAAAGGCATTAAAAGACCTAACAGGCGAAGACCCGATTGAAGGACAGTTTAAATTTACAGATAGTTTTGAGTTTACTAACTATGCAAAGCTGATGTTTGCAACGAATAAAATACCAGCAACGACCGATACCACTGACGGCTTTTTTAGGCGAGTAGTTATTGTTAAGTTTAAACAGATAGAAAAAGAAAAACGGGACCCAACATTGTTACGCAAAATAAAAGAAGAAGATTATGAATATATGCTTTATAAGTCTATTCAGGCATTAAAAGAACTTTACGATAGAGATTTTGAATTTAGTGTTGATGAAGATGTTGAGAAAACGTATATGGATTTATCTAATCCTATCAGAATGTATATCGAACAGCAATGCGAGATTACACATAATAGTAATGATTACATCATTACATCTGATTTCATAGATAGCTTAAACACTTGGTTAAAGAAAACATCACAGCCTGTTTATAGGACTAAAGAAATTTATATTGAAATGCAAGAAATGGGCTTTGAGAAAACAAGAATTAGGGTATTCGGCGGCAATCAGAGAACAGTTTTCTTGGGTTTACGATACAAAAATGATATACAAAAACCCACAGAAAACGAGTTAGACGAAATACCATTTTAAGGAGGCGTTATGATTACCATTAAAGCATTTGATAAAGGGTTAGTATGTAAAGGATTTCAATATGAAGTCGGTAAAACTTATGAGATACCAAAAGAACAAGTTAAAATATGTGAATACGGTTTTCACGCATCAGCAAATTTCGATATATCAGAAACTGTAGATTATTATCCTGTATCAGAAAGCACAGAGTATGCACTTGTAGACATCAACGTCGTTGATAAATATAATGATAAAGCAGTTGGTGATAAAATAAAAGTAATAAGAAAAGTGGAAACTTTAGATGAATTGATTAAATATGATAAGACAGGTGAATGGGTTTATAATTATGCAGAAGATATACCAAATGCAAATATAAAAAAATTACAAAATGCAGTAATAGAAAAAGAAGCAAAATGGTGTTATTGGTTTGCAAGATATATTCCAGATGCAGATATAAAAAAATTACAAAATGCAGTAATTAAAAAGGATAAAGATGGAAGATGGATTTATCGTTTTGCAAAAGATATTAAAGGAGCAGACATTAAAAAATTGCAAAATGTAGTAATTGAAAAAGATAAAACAGGAGAATGGTGTTATTATTTTGCAAAAACTATTCCAAATGTAGATATACAAAAATTAGAAAATGCTATTATAAAGAAAGATAAAAAAGGAAAATGGACTTATTATTTTGCAAAAGATACAGAAAATACAATTGTTAAGAAATTGCAAAATATAGTTATACAAGAAGATAAAACAGGTAAATGGTATGCTCGTTTCATAAAAATGTTAGACGAAATATCGTTTTAAGGAGATACTATGACATTAGAGAATTTAGTTATCGATGATGTTGCTGTTATGCCGTATCGAGGCGATAACGGTATTATTTATTTTAGAGAAATTAGAGATATAGACAAACCACTTGAGCAAGAGTTTATGGCGTCATTGCCGTTTATTTACCAAAACAATAGAAAATATACAGATGTTGATACCATTTTTGTAGCTCAAAACATTAAAGATATGTATACTTGTGCGGTTTTCGGTGTTGTATTTGTTAATCCGTATGTTGCCGAAAGCTCCGCATTTTTTGATAAGAGCGTTACGGAAACATTATCTTGCAAAAAAATAATGCATACTATTAGCAAAAAATTCTTTGAGTATATCAAACAATATATTGAGATGATAGTAGTTATTAACGATGATAAAGAAAACCCTAAAACTTATAAGTGGCACTTATCTTTGGGTTTTAAATGTGTAAGTAAAACTAAAAACGCAAGTGTTATGGTAATGAAAGGAAGTAAAAATGAGTTGGAAAGATAAATTCCCTAAAGAGAATAGATATTATGAAAATTATAATGGAATATTATACTGTGCTGATTGTTTAGATATTATGAAACAAATGCCAGAGAATAGTGTTGATTTATTGCTAACTGACCCGCCGTATAATGTAAGTAAAAAAAATAATTTTAAAACTATGGAAAGATATAATAATTATAAAGGTATTGATTTTGGAGAATGGGATAAAGGATTTAATCAAGAAAGATGGATATTAAATTTAGAAAATATTTTAAATAATAATGTTAATATTATTATATTTAATAGTTGGCAAAATTTATTAACAATATCTAATTCATTGCAGCAAATAAATGTTACAGTTAAAAGACCTTTAGTTTTAAAGAAAAAAAACCCAATACCTTCTAATAGAGATAGATTATTTACTAACTCATTTGAATTTGGGGTATGGGGAATTAAAGGTAAATGGACATTTAATAGAGGAAATTATGGATATAAAGAGTTATATTGGGAGTATTCTATAGGAAATAAAAAATATAATCATCCTACTATTAAACCATTAAAGTTTATTATATATTTAATTGAAACATTATCTAATAAAAACAATTTAATTTTTGACCCTTTTCTTGGCTCAGGAACAACAGCAGTTGCTTGTGAAAAACTTAATAGAAAATGGATTGGAATAGAAATAAGTGAAGAGTATTGTGAGATAGCTAAAAAAAGAATTAAATCACAGGGGGTGTTGATATGATTGAAGTTATTTTGTTTACGGGAGAGCATTGCGTTGGCTGTAAACCAATGAAGGAAAAAGTAGAAAAGTTGAAAAAAGAATTTGGTAGCAAATACAAATTTAAAACTTATGACATTGACGATGAAGAGGTGATTGGACAACTGATGATGTATAACGTTAGAAGCGTTCCTTGTTTGGTAATTAAACGTAATAATGCCGTAGTTAATATGTTTATTGGAGATACAGACATTAACAAAATGAGAGAGAGTTTGGAGGGTTTATGATACTTATTTACGATGCTAAAGTTTATGGACTTGATGACGCCGTAAGAGATATAGGGTTAAGTTACAATCACAACAAAGCTGATTTTAATCTTGCCAAAAAACTTGCAAGTGCAAAGCCTTGTAGTGGACACGATAGTTTTCTTAAAGGCATTACAGTTAGTTTTATGTTAGATGCACCGCATTATTTCATTATTGAAATGCAACGCTACCATTTTTTAGATATTGTTATGTCTACAAGCAAAATGCATAGCTTGCAAAGCAAGGAATTTTTGATAGGTAATTTACCCAACAATATAGACAGTATTATAGAAGAAAGATTATTATACCTATACGATAGATGGTTATCTACAAAAAGCAAAGAGGATTGGAAAAATCTATTAGTTAATTTACCATTAGGATTTACACTTAAAATGAGAATAACAACAAACTATTTGCAGTTAAAAAATATTTATTGGCAAAGAAAAGACCATAAACTTAATGAATGGAAAACATTCTGTAAATGGATTAAATCGTTACCGTTATTGGAGGAAGTGTTGTGAATATTATAGAACATACAATAAAGGTTTTCGAAGCTTGCGGTATGACAGATAAACAAGCTATGGAAATGATAAAAAACACTGAACGCAAACACGGATTTACAGATGAGGACGCTTTTAAAATTTATAGCAAAACTTATTTTAAAGAAAAAAATCAAAAGGTTTTGTGTAAGTTAAAAGAAAAACCTACGGTATCACAAAAGAAATTCAATGAAGCAAAACGAGCGTTGCAAAAAGTTATGGATAAAGGTATTAGTATGTATCAATTATTTAAGGTTAATGAAGAGCATAGAGATAGTGCGGCGGCAGTCAGACAAGCCTTAATAAAAGGCAAAATGTCGCCATATATATACGATAAAATAATGTCATATACTTCAAACAAAAAATTGATACAATCAAAATTAAAAGAGATTAAAACAAAGCAAACAGTAAAGATTAATATTGATAAGTTTAATAAGAAAGTAAAAGAATATATGAAAAAACATAAGTTTGAAACTAAACAACAACTGTCTGTTTATTTAACAGGCAGAACTCACGCTATTTCATCTATAATAACTGACACAAAAGCTGGACGCACAATAGGTATTAAGCGGTTAAAGGAGTTAAAAAAAGTAATACCTAATATTAACGAAATTATTAAGAAGGAGGAAAAATGAGTATTAAATCCGACAAATGGATTATTGAACAGGCTAAAAAAGGTATGATAGAGCCGTTTGCCGACAGACAAGTAAGAAAAGGCGTTATATCCTACGGTGTAAGCTCATACGGTTACGATATGAGAATAGCCGATGAGTTTAAGATTTTTACAAATGTAAATAATACAATAGTCGACCCGAAAAACTTTAGCGATAAAAACTATGTGGATTTTAAAGGCGATGTTTGTATTATTCCACCGAATAGTTTTGTTTTAGCAAAAAGCATTGAGTATTTTAGAATACCAAGAAACATATTAACCATCTGTGTCGGTAAATCAACCTATGCAAGATGTGGACTAATCGTAAATGTAACGCCGTTTGAACCCGAATGGGAAGGCTATGTAACAATTGAAATATCCAACTCAACGCCAATTCCAGCAAAGATTTATGCAAATGAAGGTATAGCACAGGTTTTGTTTTTGGAAAGTGATGAAGAGTGTTTAATAAGCTATGCGGATAAAAAAGGGAAATATCAGAAACAAATAGAACTAACAACAGCTAAAATATAGGAGATAGCTATGACTAAAGAACAAGAAGAAAAAGCTAAACAGTTGGCAAGAGAGCACTGGGAATATTTATGTAAGGTTTTAAAAACCCATAGTGTTTCAAATGATATTATTGATATTGTTGGGTTTCATTACAAAACAGCGTTTATTCACGGATTTAAACACGGAATTGAATATTACAGCGAAACATTGGATAACACTATTTCTAAAATATTGAGGTTATCAAAATGAAACAAATAACAGTAGATAGGTTATTAAAAGAATTGGAGTATGTAAACAAAAAGTTAGAAGAATTGGAGGTTAAGTATGTAGACAGATATGAGGATAGTGTTGAGTATTTTATCCTAACAGGCAAGCAGTTATTGTTAAAACAATTTTTGATAGAGGCAGAGTATTATGAAAAAGGGAATTAGTAAGTATGAGATTATACGAGAAGTTTTAACTGATAAATATATGCTACCCGAAACAAAGCTTGTTTTAACTTATATGTTTTATGTAGAACGTAAATCACAAATGACTGATGATGAGATGATGGATATATTAAATTTAAGCAAATATAAGGTTAATAGGGTTATTAAACAATTAAAAGAATTAAACTTACTTGAGGAAGGTGTATGAAAAATACAATAATACAAGGTGATGCATTACAAGTATTAAAAACATTAAAAAGCGAAAGTATAGATTGTGTTGTTACATCGCCACCATATTGGGGATTGAGAAATTACGGTGTTGATGGGCAAATAGGATTAGAAACAAATTTTCAAGAATATTTAGATAAATTATGGAAAATATTTGATGAAGTTTATAGAATTTTAAAATTAACAGGAACTTGTTGGGTTAATTTGGGAGATACTTATTTTACAGGAATTAATAATAATGACAGAAAAAAAGTCGATGGAGCGAAAAAAGGAATAGAACCTATAAAATGTAAATTACCTAATAAATGTTTGGTCCAAATTCCTTCTCGTTTTGCTATTGGTATGGTAGAAAGAGGGTGGATATTAAGAAATGAAATAATTTGGCATAAACCCAATGCAATGCCATCAAGTGTTAAAGATAGATTTACAATAGATTTTGAAAAAATATTCTTTTTTGTAAAACAAGAAAAATATTATTTTAAACAACAATTTGAGCCTTTTAGTGATACAACTTTTAAAAGGATTAAATATGCTTATAATCAGTGTAAGGGAGATATTCAGGGCGCAGTTAAGTCAAAAGGTTCACAAAAATTTGCAGAAAATGTAAATAATGGTAATTTAAAAGGGAAAAATAAAAGAACAACTTGGTTTATAAATACAGCATCATTCAAAGGTTCTCATTTCGCAGTTTTTCCTAAAGATATTCCAGAAATTTGCATAAAAGCAGGTTGCCCAAAAAACGGTATTGTTTTGGACCCATTTATGGGTAGTGGAACAACTGCAGTTGTAGCAAAAATGTTGGGTAGAAATTATTTAGGAATTGAATTAAATTCAAAATATATAGAAATGGCAAATAAAAGAATATATGAGGTGTTAGTATGAAAACTTTAGCAGATTTATTTTTGTTTATTGCTTATGAATTAGAAGGTAAAGGGTATGATAGTGAAGATATTGAAACCATTTATGGCATAACAAAGAAATACCATCCAAAGATATTTGCAACGTTACAATCAGATTTAAAATCACACAAAAACAAAGATGAAGCAGTAATAAACGCATATAGCAAAATGTTTGGAGAAATGCTTTATGCTAAAGATATTTACTTAAAAGAAAATATATCATTTGAAATATTCGCAAATTACTTTGATTTTGCGTTTAACGCTGGAGAAAAAAACGCCGCTAAAATATTGCAAGAAACAGTTAATAAAAATATATCAGGCGAAAATTCTCAATTAGTTAATGTTAAACCTTTAAAAGTAGATGGCATAATAGGTAAACATACAATAAAAGCATTAGAAGAATTATATTTATTTCATTATGAATTAAGTTGTATTTACTTTTTATTAAGACGTAAATGGTATATGAACGGTAAAAAACGATATAGATGTGGTTGGATAAATAGAACGCTTAAGCTTGAAGAGTATTTGCATTATGACTAAATTATGTGTTTCTCAATCATATAAATAATTATTCCAAAAAATTGCATACCAACGCCAACGGCAAAGCCTACCAGCACCTTTTGTAGATTGTCAAGCCTTGCTGATTGGCGTTTTAATTCTTTTTCAAACGCCGTCATTTTCTCACTATGAATTGGGCAATTTCTTGTTCCGTTTTCATAAATGTTATCTAATTTTTTAAAAAGGGTATTTATTTTTTCGTCATTTTGATTTGTTTTTTCTACATAAATACTTAATTGCGAAAATGCTTCGGTCAATTTGTCAAGCGTTTCGTTTTGTCTATCAATAGATGATTGCATAACAGCCATAGATGTTTGAAGTTTATTTAAGTTATCTTTAATTTCCGCTATTTCTACCATTATTAACCCTTTTACATTTTTTAGCTTTGTAAACTAAATTTTGATAAGTGTAGCTGTTTAACAAAACACCGTCATAAGGCGCTTTTTCGCCAGCTATCATCCAGTGAGCCATTATTCTATTGTCTGTTATCTTTACTTGTTTTGTTACGCAACTTGTTACTACTATTATTAGTGTCAGCAGTGTCGTTATTATCAATAATTCCTTCCAATTCAGCGATTGTCTCTGCATCTTTTTCATACCTCTTTCTGCGTTTTACTTTTTTATATACATCAACACCAAAAGAAACTATATTTATAATACCGCCAAAGGGTAACTTAAACAATTTTGCGCTCCTTAAAAACCAATTTATGTTTTGCTTTTATTCTGCCATAGATACTACCAACAGAACCCAACGCACCAGCTACAGCAGTAGCAAGAGTGTCGGGGTTATGCCGTCCAGCATAACCCATAACCATAAAACTAATCAAAGATACCGTAGCACTCCAAATTGTTTTTGATTTAGCCCAATGTTTTTCCATCATACCTTCTCTAAATCAATAATAACTTTGTTACCTATTCCTAACTTATTTACTGCTGTTTGAACCACATTTAGCAATTCGTTCACTGTAATTTTCTTGTCATCTACATCTCTCTTAATTTCCATAGCCTCTGCCATTACTGCGCCTACAATTTTACTGTAATCCATTTCCATCTTTTAGCTCCTTTCGCATTTTTTTAATTTCGTTTTCATAACTATTCCTGCAATGGTTTACACCAAATAACATATCTATTAACATCTTTATTATACAGTAAATACCTTTATATTTCAAGCATAACATATATGAGTAACTACTAATAGTCCAATCTTCTTCATTATATAACACAGAACCACCAGCTTGGTCAAAGCCGATGGCAACAGTTTTCAAGTAATCAACACCTTTGTATAAATTCAATGACACAATCAAAGGCGTTAAAGTAACAACCAAAATATAAGCAAGTAACGATAAAAATATCCATCTAATCAAAGCTAACATTTATAGCGTCTAACTCCTCTTGTGTTTTTGCTTGCTCAACTTGTGTCTCAAGTTGCCACTTTTTTTGATACAAACTAAAACCAAACTGTATCATTTCAAGTTTTAATTGTTTCAATTGGTCTAATGTTATTTTAATAAAGTTATTATCAGCACATCTAAATTGCGTTGCTGTTTGATTTGTGGCTATCATTAAATCTATTAAGCTTTGCACGTTAACATCATCTATTCCTTTTCTTGCATTGACATCTTTATCTAAAACTGTTGAGTGCATTATACCATTATTGAGTTTATCCATAAATTTAGTTTTAACTTCAGATAATTTATTCTGTTTGTTTTTTTCAAATATTGCTTGATAATCTATATCTTTTAAAACCCATTCGTTATTTTCATAAAACAATTCTTTACCTTTAGGTATTGTTGGTGGCTCTTTGTCTGTATATCCTTCTATTAGTTTACCTGTCATAACATTGTATTTAGCATTATCAACTTCACCTTCATATTTTTTTGTTACTGTATTATATTTATAAAACATTTTAACCTCCTAAAAAATATTAGAACATGCAAAACTTTTTGATGGTATTTTTTCATTATACAAAATAGCAACTTCTTCTGCCGTTAATGCTCTGTTGAAAATACGGACTTGATCGATGAGACCATTTACACCGTAAAAATGATTATTACTGTAGTTTCCTCCTATATAATATTTATTGTTAGATTTATATATAGCCCCCGATGCTGTGCTATTTACTAAAACACCATCAAGATATAATTTTATATTGGAATTAGTTCTAATAGCTACTAAATGATGTGGGATATTAAAATTTATACCATCAAGACTGTAACTACAATAATAGTATGCTGACCCATCTCCACCATAAGAAGCTATATATCTTTTAGAATTTCTAAAATCTAATACCAATGCCAGTGAAGCTTTATAATCTGAGTCTTCGTCGTATCTATTCTGTATAATTTGTTGGTTACTACTATTATCTACTATATTGTGTATCCATACTGAAATCGTAATATCCCCAGAGAAATCGTTCCCTGTTAAAGGCGTTGCTATATAACTGCTGCCATTAAACTTTGCCGCTTGTCCAAACTTTCCTGTATCATACTGCTCGTTACCACTCCAAGTGCCATTATAATTCTCACCTGTGTCATTTGCATTACCATCAAACTGATATAATGCAACACCGCTACCATCACCAAAAGGGTCAACATTATTTACTGTATTAGCCATACACCCTCCTATTGATACTTAACATAACTTGCTAAATATTCCGAACCGTCCCATTGTAATATTATTGTTGCTTTAGCATTAGCCGCTGTTGATAGCGATGGAACGTCATTATCTACCCAAACTATACCACTTGGTAGCGTTAATGTATGCCCACCAACACTGTCTTGGAATATATGTAAGTTAAGCGTGCAAGCACCTGTTGGGTTTGTAAATGATAATGTTGTATTAGCAGTTAATGTTAATTTTGCATAGTTTCCTTGTGTCCAATTTATATTTATTGAACCATTTCCAGTATATTCTTGTAACGTAAAATAAATTGTTTTGTCATTATTTATTTTTGCTAATTTATTAGCAGTATATCCACCAACACTTTGTGCATCAGTAAATCCATAAGGTAAATCTATCCAAGCCGTAGTTCCATCACCAAGCTTATATTTTTTAGTATCTATTTCGTATCCAAATTCACCATCAGCTAAAATAGGATTTGCATTTATCCAATTTGTTGATGTATCTCTTCTTATTTGTATTATATAAGCCATAACTATATTCCTCCTTTATAATATATTATATTCTGTCCAAAAATATAATGTTCCACTTGCTGTTACTCTATAATACCATCCAGCAGGCACAAAAGCAAAAGTATTATATTTGCCTTGCGACACAGGTGTAAATGTATTTCCATCTTGAGATATAAATATACCTACATAACCAGCTGTTGGAGATTCCAATGAAACAGCAACAAATCTACCTTTATTAGTACTATTATGATAGGTTGTTGAAAAAGCTCTCTGAGATTTTACATTAGCAAATGTTACAGATTTATCTCTTATATCACCTTTTATATATCCAGCAGCATTTATATTTCTCTTAGTATAAAAATTATTCGGTATAGTAAAAGAGTTATAAAAATAAGGATTATTAAATTGTATTATAGTATTCGTTTCATTTCCAGAATTATTTGTAACAGTATCGCTGTAATTTAAATAAAATACATTATATTTACAGCCAGTATCTATTAAACTTGTAGCATCATAATTTAAAGAATCAAAATGACTAAGTTTTGTATTTTTTATCTTAAACCCGTAACCATGAGATGTTTCTTGTCGTGGCATTATAACTTTTATATTATACATCATTAAATTTACATCGGTTGCAGACGCTCCAGTTGCATTTATTAAATATCCATTTATAACTTCCCATAAACAACCTGTAAAAGTCATATACCCACTACGTCTTTTTACTGAAGTTAAAACAACAGCATCGTGATTTGAATTTGCAAAAGATGTGGATATAAATGATATACCTCTACTATCTACCAATTTTACACAATAACCATTTGAATTTGAAACTATTTTACCATCATTTGCAGGAACTTGTTTTCCTGCAAAAAATTTACAATTTATAAACGTGGCTTCTTGCAATCTTTCAGCATAAAATAATGGTTCGAATAAATCATTTTTATTATTAGTATTATCACCACGTATTATTAGTAAATTTTCATAATAATGTGTTTGCGATATATTAGTACTACTTACATCATTTGGTATAACTTCTATTGCTCTTCCATATTCATTGTTAATTGTAATATTTCTAAAAGTTACATGGTCATATCCAGCTTTTATAGTTATAATAGGTACAGTAACTTTATTACAATTAAAATATAAATTACTAATTTCAAGTCCAGTTACTATTTGTTTATAACCATTATAACAATTAAATACTCTACTTCCAGAAAAACCACTATCAACTTCTATTACTGAACCCAATGCATACCAACCACTTCCAGAAGGAGGAATTCCTTGTATAAATGATGTTGATGGTATATTTATTGTATTTGTTATTCTATATTTTTTTTCCATAAAATATATTTTTTCACTATTATTTATTGTTGCTTGTATTGCTTGCGTATCATCAGTAATACCATCTCCTTTAGCTCCAAAAAACTCAACAAATATATCTTTATTTAATAATCTAATCCAACATCCTAAATCTGTAGTTGTATTAGCCGTAAACCAATTATTTAATTGAGTTTGGTCTGACCAATTCGTTGGAAACATTTTGTTAGGGTCGATTATTGTTCCACCATTATGTTCTGACTTAGGTTTGTTAGCATCCCAATAAAATATGCCCCCACCATCATCATCTTTTGTATGATAACCTAAAACAGTAATTACTCCTTGTTGTGTAGCCGATAATAATTCTTGTATATTATTAACACTACTACTACCACTGCTTCCAGTATCATAATATGGTAATTGATTCCATGCTGTAGTTCCATCACCAATTTTAAACTGTTTAGTGTCAGTTTCATATCCGAGTTCGCCTTCAGCTAAAACAGGATTTGTATCTGTCCAATTGATTGCTATATCACGTCTAAACTGTATTTGTGTTGCCATATCATAAACCTCCACATTTATTCATTTTTTGCGTCTCCACCATTCAATACTTGTGATACTAAATATACCGAACTTGAAGAACCACCATCTATATAATAATCAGCTCCCCCACTTGTTCCAACAACATTTTTTAATAATACTTTTTTATTTGTATAGTTATCTTCAGAATCTGCTATAATAATTTCATCATCTGCTATTGTTGTTTCTTTTTCTGTTAAATTATGTATACTTATATTTCCAGCTAATAATGAAACTACTGTTTGATAATTGCAAACATCTGTTCCAGTATCAGGATTAGCTACATTTTTTATATGTTTATTTTTGGCATCATAATCATTACCATTTAAAACTAAAGCTAATGATTTTACATCGTCTAAATTTACAGCATTTGTATCAATTCCATTAGCACTACCAAGATTATATATAGAAGCTCCATTAAAATTTATACTATCATTAATTACATTTCTCAACAAAGCTCTTTTTATTTTTTCAGAAAGTTGTTGTGTTATCATAGTTAATTTATCTAAAGCTTTTTCGTGTTCTTCAGCAGGAAATGGGTCGCCCTCTGTATATCTTGTTTCTTGTGTCTCTTTAACCTCTCTATAAATCAATAATGTATAACCTGGTGTTTGTGTAGTTAATAATGTTATATAACCACCATTCTCATCTCCAATACCATTTATAATATAATCTACATCAAATGTTAATTGTGTCTCATTATTATCATTATCATAAATATAAACTTTTAAATCCTCATGTTTTAAAACCAGAAAATCAAAAGAATAATCATATACTCCACTTGTAATTGTATATTTGACTTTATTATTTGTTGTTACTACTGCCATAAATTCCTCCAATATTGTTTTTAATAAAGTAATTAGTTAAATGAATATTTGTCCTGCCAACATCATAACGCCTAATCCTTTTAAAATCAATAGGCGATACTATACCAACTAAACCTTTATCTACTATATCTCTATTTATCTTGTGCATTCTTTTTATTAACTTATTCATTTTTTCATAGTCTTGATTTGCGTATGCTAAATGCCAAGCAACACTCCAACTGTGTTTTATATTTGCATAATAGTTTGTTAATGTTATATATGAATTCAAAGCGTGTTTATATTCCGATATACGCAATGGATTAAACCCTATTGCCTGCAATATCATTTCTGCTTCATCAGTCTTAATCGCATCACCTGTTACAGGGTCTCGTAAAATTATATTATTATTAGATGTTAATCCTATACTATAATCGTGCATAGCTTTAAGTGGATATGTAATAAATTTAGCAGGTAAACCATACGATAGTGCCTTTACATATTCTCCATTACGCAATGATGTTAAAGCCTTATACTCATCTTTAAGCGTTGACCAAAATACTCCACCAACCATAGTCATTATATAATCCGAAAAATCACTTGAGTATTTTATATCAGATAATGGAACATCTATCATGAGCGAACTTGACAAGTCTATTCCAACCAATGAAAATATTCCACCATACATAATATCAGACATTGCTTTACTGCCAATCCAGCTATTTACATTATTTATTATTTCTTGTTTTAAGTCATTGCCTGTTAATTTGCTATAAGCAACAGATAACGATTGGAATAAAGGCATCGCTGATACGCCGCCAAATAATATTAGCATACCTATAGAATGTGCAAAAGCCTTTGGATTGTTACGATATAAATGCAATAAACCCATCATCATTTGTTGATTATAGCTTTTAAATGTATAACCAGCTCTCATTATTTGCTTTAAGCCATCTTTACCCATCATCCACATAGGCAAATTGACATTTCCATACATTCCGTTTGTATAATAACTAAAGTCTCTTGCTCCATATACCAACTGATTAAAATCAAAATCATTATGAACTCTTATATATGACAACGCCGCAATTTTTCTATTTAATGTTTCGCTTTTAGAAAAACCATAACTTAAATAATCCATAGATTTTCTAATAAATGCGTCTTTATAATCAGCACTGCCCGAAACAAACTTCGTATGTTGCGGCTCAAACACTCCTTGCTTTTCAATCTCGTTCATTACTTTTTGTTCTTTTTCGCTTAATTTGTTATTTAGCAAATCAGTTAATGCGTTTGATGTTATTTTGTGAGCTTCAGCCATTCCAATATTTGCTTCATTCATAAGATGTGATGTTGTCATAATAGGCGTTTGTAACATATTTACCAATACAGGTCTTGCAATGCCCGCTATATACTTAACATACATTAAACCTCTTGTTTTGCCAACAACAACATCCATTGCTGTTTTATTGCGTAACATCTCATTCTTAACACTTCTAAAAGCTTTAATAAGTGTTTTGTCATCTTTGTAATTAGTTAAGAGCTCCTCTTCTAAATCATTCAAATATGCTTTAAGCTTTTGGTGTCTCAAAAATCCATCAAGTTTATTTCTGTATGCTACGGCGTTTGCTATAACATCTTTATTAAAGCCTTCTATATATCTATCACTTCTTTTTATAGTTGTTGACGCAAAGCCTTGTGATTTTAATTTAGCATACATATCACCCAATATTTGGTCTTTTTGTTTAAACGTTATATCTGCGTTATCTAAAACATCTAAAAAGAACTCAAATAAATCTCCGACATCCGCTTTGTTTATATCCGATTGTTCTAAACTCTTAACCTCTATTGTATAACCTTTGTCTTCAGGATACTTCTTTGCTATCTCTGCACGCTTTATCTCTGTGGTTTTTAAATAACGCTTTCCGCCCGTAAACATAGCCCAAGGGTCAAGCATATTTTCGCTTCTGTATATTACTTTGCCGTCTTCGTTTCTAACTCTTATAAAGACATTTCCCAATCCTCTGTCTCTATGAGAATAAAAAACTCTTGACGGGTTAATATCATACATTGATTTTTCAAAAAACTTTATTAAGTTTTCTACAGTTTCGCTATCTTTATAGTGTTTTTTTATTTCTTTAAGCTGTCTTTTAAACTCAAGGTTTCTTTGCCTTTCAGCTTTTTGATAAAACCTTTGCAAGTTTTTAATTGAGTTATAAATATCATTTACTTGTTCATCTGTTAATTCTATTTTTTTATCTTTCGCATAACCTTTTATATATTCTTTTAAGTCATTTATATCATATTCATTTTTGCTATTTTCTTTTGTTATACCCTTAATTGCCGTATTCTCTGCGTCAAACTCATTTACTAAATCAACAAAAACCTTTTCAACTATAGGATTATCTTTATATTTAACTTTTATGGTTTCTTTAACAGGCGATAAATGTAAACCATCAATAGATGATATTACCTTTGTTACTTTACCTACAACATCTAAATAACCATCATAAACTTTTTTAAATGTTTTAGCGGCTATCGGGTTTTTACTTCTTGATAACTGATAAGGTGTTGATAGCCAATAAGATGATACATCCATACCCTCTTCCCTGCCTGTAGTTACGTGTCCAAAAGTATCAGCTATAGTTCTTTTAAGCGTATGCCACATAGCACCGCCGAAGTCAAATATATCTATTAAATCAATATTTCTCCATTCCTCATCAGTTAAATTATCCCAATCAATATCACTTTCTTTATTTGGAGCATATTTGCCTTTGCCTAAACGTCTCTCTAACTCATCTTGCATTGCATCAAGCAAAGCCCATTGTCTTGTTGCATTTTTTTTAGGTTCTGTTCCATTTTCTATATGCTCTAGCACTGCGTCAATAACAGCTCTTCTTCTTGTATTTTCAGGCATCCAATCTGGGAATGACGATGGAATTCCAATCCATTCTTCAGCATTTGCATCTGTAGCTATTCTTTCACCTGCTTCAGCATTTGCCAATTCCCATAGAACACTACCACCATTTTTTTTGTTATTATCTTCTTCATATAATAAATCTTTAATATTTTTAATTTTATTTACATTCTCATTTTTACCTTTTGCAACTTCATCTACTATCTCTTGATACTCTTGTTGTGGCGTTGGCTCTACTTGTTCTTGTTTTTGTGATGTTTTTTCAGTTTCTTTTACATTATCCGTAAATAAATTTTTGGTTTTATATTTTTCCTCTATAGACTTAATATTTTTATCAATTTTCTTTTTAACATCTTTTGCTATTCTCTTTTTAAGTGTTCCATCTTTTTTAAGATATTGAGAATATTTCTCTTGTAACATATTGTTTATTTCTTGTTGCATTTTTAACATAGATGTAATTATCGGATGATGCAACCTTTCCAAAAATGATATTTCTTTTTTGCTTAATTCTTTTATGTTATTACCCTTAAAAATATCTTCAAGAATACTATACTTAAAAGTTTTCTTTTCACCTGTTGGCAATCTTAATGTTACAAAATCTACATTATCACCATTCGTAAAAACATCCCAAACAGTAGCTTCACCGATTTTCGATTTAAATTTAAGTTTTTCAAGTTCTTTATGTGGTAACAGTTTATCTGTAATTTTAATTTTGTTATTTTCTGCAATATCAGTTGTTGTTTCCTCATATTTTTGTTCTATTTCTTTAACGGCATTATAGATTTCATCTGATATTGTTTTATATTTTTGTTTTATTATTTTTTCTGATATATTATTAAGTCTATTATTTTCAAATTCTTTTATATCGTTAATTTTTTCTTTTATATTATTTATTTTTTTAACAATTTTATCTTTATTTTCTACATTATCTAATACGTCTTTGTCTTCTGCTAACGTTTCTAAAACATCTAATTTTATCTCTAAATTGCCACTATTCAATATTCCTTGTTGCTTATCTATATCGCTAAAAAATCTATCAACGGTATTTAAATAATCTTTAGTATCAATATCATTTTCTAAAGATGGCTTTACATATTCATAATCATATAATATATCTTTAGCTTCTTCAGCTTTACTTACATAATTACTAACCTCATCTATTGCGTCAAGAATACTTTCTTGATTTATATCAGCATCGGCAAACTCTTTCATTAGTTTTTTTGTTCTGATGATGTTTTCTCTGGTCTCATTTTCTTTCATTAGTTTTCTGTCAAACTCTTCAATTCTTGCCGTTGCTACAGGCAATAAGCCCATAAGTGTATCCATAATATCCTGCGCAAATGCTTCTGGGTCTTGCGATTGTAAAGCGTGCTTAATATCAAGTGTTGAGAATTTACCTGTTGTTACTTTAGATACAGCATTGGTCAAAAGTAATCCAGCAATGCCTTTAGCTATAGGACTTTTAATAGTATCTATAATGCTAAAGCCCGAACCATAAATTTTACCAACTGTGCCAGCCTCAACAGCTTGCTTGATATTTTGATATAATTCAGGTTGCTCCTCTGCCGTGCTGACTAAACTTTCAACTGCCATATATGTAGCAAAACCGTTGCCAGCTTTTATAAGTGCATTTTTGAATACAGGATATTTTTCCTCAAGTGATGTTAATAATCTTAATTTAGGCATTATATCCTTTATTTTAGTGGTTTCGGTAAACAACTTAAAAGCTTCACCAGCCATCTTTTCTGAAGCACCAAAACCAACCACTAATCCAGCGAAACCGCTAACGGCATTAGCTAACGCTTGTCCAAAACCTAAAGCTCTAATATCAGGTTTTTTATATAATCCTACCGTTGTTTCTTCTAAAAAGTTTCCTACAACATCGTGAGCTTGATAATCTGATTTAGCACTTTCAAATCCAGCGTCTGATAACTTATCTAATATTTTGTTAACATTTTCAGGACTTGAATTACCATATTCCATTATTGCCAATTCGTGTAAATAATCGTATTTGTCGCTATCATCTAAATTGAAAAGACTGCGGATACTATGAACTATATTACCTATAAAACCATTACCTTCGTCTTGCTGTATAATCTCTTGATTTTCTGATTTAATAGGTATTACATCTATATTAGTAACCTTTGGTTTCGGTGGCTCTGTAGTTTGTTCAGTAGTATCCGCAATTATTTCAATCTGTGCATCCATTTATTTTCCTTTTATTATAACTATTTCAGTGTGCGGTGGCTTGCTACCCATTCCATAAATTTCTTTTACACTTTCAATTTTAATATCCGATACTGTTTTTAAGCACTCATTAGCAATTCTCGGTAACATATTATATACATTTATAACACATTTTTCACCCATAAACAAATAACCTTTTATACCATTATACGGATTTTCGGCTTGCTTTGTTTTAGTTTTTGTTTTCTTAAAATCCTCTATAATTTCTAAAACCTTTTCACATTTAGGACTTACATCATCGTGATGTTTTTTTCTTCCAGACATACATTCCTCCTTTTTATTTTTCTATTACAAAGCCACCATATTTTATACTAACAGGATAGACTTTGTCATTTATTTTAACCGAAAAAACATTCTTAATATAAGTATTATCATCAATATTCACTATATTATATTTTTCAGCATACCTGTAAATAGCATCATAAATAGCTTTTCGTGTTTTATCTGATATATTTAAATTAACATCGCCATATTCCGATTTAAGAGCTTCTTTAAATTTCGTTAAACCACTATCGATTTGGTCATCTAAATGCTGTTGTGTTAATTTAAGCATTGCTATATCCATAGCTTTTACCTTTGCATCATTTATTCTTTTCCTAAAATCATCATCACTTAAGCCTTTAAAATAATTATTATCTTGCAATTCTTTTATAAATATATAATTTGCTGTAGATTTAAAAGTATCTAAATCACTACCTATATCTTTTACCTTATTCCCAAGTGTTACATTAGTTATATCCATATCCATAGATGTTATAGTTTTTTGTATATCCTTAATATACTGTTTTCTTTCAGGTGGCAATTCATTTGAGTTTTTGGATAAATGTAATGTATATTTATCAAACATACTCATAAGTGTTTTTCTCTGTTTTGGTGTTAAATCATTAACATTCTCATCTAAATATTTAGCAAAGTTATAAACTGCATTATCATCATTACCAAACACGCCGTTTAAAATCATCTGTTCTGTTTTATGATACAATACGGAATTTTCAGGAGTATCCTCTATCTCACCTGATTTTTCTCTTACGGCTGATACATATTGATTATAACTTATTTTGCCTTCGTTAAACATATTCCTTAAATCCGTAAAGCCATATTGGTCAATGTTATTTTCAATCTCTCTAAAGTTCATATAATGGTTAATTCTCATCTCTT